TTAAGGCAAATTTGGTTTCAATTTAAAGGAGTCCAAGCACAAAAAGTACCCACTAAATTTAGGCGTACTTGGGCTATAGGAAAAATTCTTGAAGGACTGGTCGTTGATTGGTTGGTGAGTGCTGGCGTTAAACTTGAGCGTTGCGCCACTACATTTCACGCAAAAAACGTGCCAAGTTTTCGAGGACACGTCGACGCTTACATCTATTTTGGCAAAAAGCGCTCGATTTTAGAGGTAAAAACGGCAAAAGATGCCAGTTTTAAGATATTTGTAAAAAAAGGCGTTAAGGTATGGCAGCCGCAATATTATGCTCAGGTTCAGGCATACATGGGGATAAGTGGCATACATAGTGCATATATACTTGTACTAAATAAAGATAATAGTTCACTTTCTGATGAATTTGTCGAATTTGACGCGCATTTTTATGGAAAATTAGAAGATAAGGCTTTGATGATAGCTAAATCTGAAACGCCTCCGCCACGTATAAGCGGCAATCCAATGTGGTTTGCCTGCAAAATGTGCCAATACAACAAGGTATGTCATGGATAAAAACGAATTAATTACAGATAGTCCAGTTTTAAGCGCCCATGAATATTTGATTGCATTCTTAAATAAATTTGAGAGTGCAAAGCGTGGTGGTATTCATGATTTTATTGAAATAAGTATATTCAATATGATTAATTTAACAGTTAAAAATATTGATGATTATCTTAAATCAGGTCATGCAAGCGTTGATGCCACACAAATTATGAATATTGTTACTGATTCTTATCAGAAAGTTTTGGATGGCATGAAGCGTAATTTAGAATCTATGAGCACGGTTAATTTTAGATGAAATTTAATTATTTATTTGTTGACGATCATAACGGTCATTATGTAAGCCATCATCCTTTTTCCTCTGATACATTACTAACACAAAAACGTATTACAGATTTGTTAATCGAAATACCTGGAGCAGGAAGATGTGGGACACATATTGGACATTTATTTGATAAATTAATTGAAAACAATATTGATTTTAAGGAATTTAATTGTCCTTGTTGTAATAAAATAATTGATATAGTAGAAGATTTTGAAAAAGATAGATGGAAGCGAAATTATAACATTGAATGGATATTATTAAACTGTGTATCTGGTAATTACTGATGAAGATTCTTAGAGCCTATCAACAAAAAGCAGTTGATGAATGCTGGAAGGATCTAAAGTTAAATGACGAACCGGTTTTGTTAATGGCAAGTGTGGGTGCAGGTAAAAGTCTCATGCTTGCTTCAATCCTATTAACCATGCAACATGCTGGAAAGCGCGCTTTATGCCTGGTAAACAATGCCGAGCTTGTGCGCAATAATTGTGAAACATTCAATAATCAAGGAGGCAATGCATCGATTTATTGTGCCGCTTTAGGCGCAAAAGATGCAAGTGCGCCAGTTGTATTTGGAACACCACAGTCTGTAATTAACGGGATAGATAAACATGACGATATCGAATCAATTAAATTTAATATTATTATCGTGGATGAAGCTCACGCTATTAATTTCATTAACCATCGCAGTTGTTTCATGCGCATTTTACGTCATTTTAAGCAAGAATATCCAGCAATGCGATTGCTTGGAGCCACAGGCACAAATTTTAGATTTAAAGGTGCTGCCATCGTTGGGCCCAAATGTTTATTTAAAACGCAGGTGGGAAATATCACCACTGAAAGTTTAATTGATCAAAAGTATCTAATTGAACCTAAATTTGAAATTGACGATCAATTAAAACTAGATTTTTCGAAAGTTAAAATAAAGCGGAATGGACAATTCGATCAAAAAGAGCTTGAATCAGTTGTTGAAAAGAGTGCGCGCTTAACAGAACTTATCTGTGATCAGGTCGTGCATATCATGGAAACTCAAGCCAGGCGTGGTGTCTTTTTCTTTGCAACTACAAAAAAACACGCCTTTGAGATTTTATCTCATTTGCCGCCCGATAAATCCGCTATTATTTTAGGAGATACCCCGCAAAATGAACGTACAGATATTCTTAATAAAGCACGTAAGGGACATATTAAATATTTGGTTAATATTGCAATTATTTCTGTTGGTGTTGATGTGCCTGCCTATGACACAATCGCTTATATGCGACCAACCGAAAGCCTCGTCCTCTTGGTTCAAACAATGGGTAGAGTTTTACGCCTGTCACCAGACACTAATAAAACATCCGCTTTGGTTCTTGATTTTGCCGGTAACATTGAGCGTCATCGGGACTGGGATAATCCTATTTTGCAAGCGGCCGTCGAACAGACAATAGACAAAGACAAACCATTAGTTATCGAATGCCCTGCATGCCAAACCCTTAATACAGAATGGTCAAGGCGTTGTATAGGGGTAATAAATGATGCGCGATGTGATTATTATTTCGAGTTTAAATTATGCCCCAATACGGCATGTGAAATTAAAAATGATATATCCGCTCGTCATTGCAGGTCATGTGAGGCTGAGATTATTGACCCCAATGAAAAGCTATCACTAGAGTCGGTTAAGCCACTATCAACAGAATTAGAGGTGTGGAGCACCCTCTATGGGATATCTGGAACAGATAAACATTTTAGTGTTCTTTGCGAATATGTGTGCAAAGATATTACAGGGAATCAATCAACAGTCAAAGAAACTTATACGCCAAGTAGTGAAAAATCTAAAAATGTGTTCTATGGCCAGTTCACAAGAAAGCATTGCGATAATTCATCAATGTGGTATATGCATTTAAATGATATTGAAAAAGTTAGAATGATGCTTGGTACGGCCAAATTTCCAACGAGGTTATTGGTAGAGCCTGGTGAATATGGTATGCGTATTAAGAAAAAGTTTTTTGATTGAGGATTATTTTGGATAAATTTAAATGCACTAGATGCAATCAACGAAAAGATATGACCGATACTCAGCCCTGGTATGTTCCCGAAGATTATAAGGGAAGACAATTGTGTGATGAATGTTTTGAAAAATTTAAGATAGAGTTTTCGGGATTAATAGATGAAGATCATGAAAGGATAAGGGATGAACCAATATAGTAATGATGAATTATCATTTGTAATTAAGCAAACAGCTAACGCATTAACAGAGATTGTCAAAGGATTAGATAATTTTAATGAGGCAATGAAGTTAATGGTTGATGCAATAAATTCAATGAATGATAAATTAAATGAAAAAATTAATATTAATATTGGATGAAAGATGAATGATTTTACGAAAGATGAGCTAGAGTTGATATTAAGCGATTTGGATCATGCAGTATTTAGTAGATATTATGCAGAAGGAAAGGCTGAACTAAGGAAAAAGATTCAATCAATGATTGATAATTATTGCGAACATGAATCAGATGGCAATATATATTGTTCAAATCCTCCTAAAAGTAAATGCAAAAAATGCGGGGGTTTTTGGTGAGCAAGACTAAAGCATGCGGGATATGCGGATTAATTCAAATGTACGATGAAATATTTGGACTAGTGTTCTGTGATTCTAAGGCAGCATTTTTTTATGGTTGCCCAGAAAAAGAGGAATGGATTAAAAGATTTCCTAGTTCTCAATATGATGAATCTATAAAACCACTCAAAAAAATGTATCGACCATTTAAGTATGAACCTAATGAAGACAAGGTTTGATTATAATGATTATATATTATTGTATATCACCGCATTGCAAAAACAAATGTGGTAATAAAAAACCTTCTGAAGAAGAAATGAGGGAGGAGAGAAAAAAATTTTGGAGAGCTCCATGCTCATACCCATCGTTACTATATTGCGAGACTAAATTTTGCGATGATGAAGGCAATGTTGTGTTACCTTTAAAAGGAGATTAAATATGACAGTAGTAAACATTAAGCCCGCAACGGAATCAGAAAAAACGTTGCTTGGCGCTTTGCTACTAGATAGCTCATGCTTTGACACGGTCAAGGATATGATTTGCGAATCTGATTTTTCCAGCGATACACACGCCTACGTATATAGGACAATTTGCGAAGTAAAAGCTGCCAGAGGCACATTTGATATTGCGATGGTTAGTGATCATGGAACAATTAACGCCGACTATTTATGTGTCTTGGCTAATGATTGTTGCTCCACTGCAAACATTAAGGCGCATGCTGAAATTATTCGGGAAAAGTCAGTATCTAGAAAACTTGCTGAATGCTCCAAAGAAGTTAAGGATACGTGGAGTAAAGAGAATTTAAATATTTTATTAGAAGATTTTGAGGTAAATAATAACTGGTTTTCTTGTCGTATCATTAACGCCTTAAAATCAGAAGCAGTTTATACCTTAAAAGATTTGTTAAGCTGGTGTCAGCATCAATTGTATAACACCCCAAATCTAGGAATAAAATCAATTAGTGAAATTAATCGTTTATTGGAATTGAAAAACCTAAAACTTAATATTAGACCACACCTACAATACAAAGATTATAAAAGCAAATGTAAAAATTGTATTTCAGAAGAAACGTCTGATTATTACGATAATCAGACTTAGGGCGTTTGGCCCATATAAATGGCAAAATAGCTCATATTTTATACATGAAAATAAGTATAAAATTAGCACTGACAAATAGGTTTGATTATGAACAGTTTTTTGGTGTATTGAAGAAGCAATTAGTTGTTGATGAGTTCAAATAGGTTAATATAGTTTCTTTTGCTTCATCAGCTCCCCAGGCCGCAATTGCAAAGTATCCGCGCTCTCTTTTTCGATTGATGAATTCGGACTGCTCTTTTGATAGCTTACCTTTTCCGGATTTAAGTTCTAACCACATGCCGTGGAATGGCCCGCATGCAACTCCTAGAAAAAAATCAGCGACACCTTTTTTAACGGCCATTCTTTTGAGCAACCTTCCTTGTTGAATAGAACATAGTCTTTCATTGGCAAAGTGATGTAAGTCATCTGCAAGTTCTGGGTAGTTATGATTAAACCAATTGACTATATTAATGTGATCTATTTGTTCTGGGCCCATCAAGGCTGCCTTATCATCAAGGCGACATCTTTAGCGCGCTCGCCTACCTGGCTTGCCCATTTGCTGTCTAATGCTTCAATCGCAGCATTTGTATAGTCATTAACAGTTAAAGCTGCAATCATCTTTTTAAAGCCAAGCAGTCGGCCTATTCCTAAATTAAAGCACATATCAAGAAGAGCGTATTTGACATTATAGGGTTGATTGATATACCACATGTATTTGGATAACTCCGTAACACATAGTTGAAAATCACTATCAAAAAGATAATTGGCTTCATCAGGAGAAATACCGCGCTCATCTAGATTGCGGCCATAACCAATAGTTACGCGATTTTGAGTATCTAAATAAGGATGAGGATTAAAACCCTCATGATTTTTTATCCAATTCTTTAAATCCATCCATAAATCCCTTTAAAATATCTGCCTTGAGTATTGGTTCAAGGCAGAATGTGCGTATATTTATTAGGATGCAGCGCGTATTATCTGATAGTTAAATACAGTATCAGCAGCAGGATCGCCCGAGTAGGTAATAGTTAAAGTGTCATTAGTGACTACAGCTTGTAAAACGGTGACATTGTTTGTTCCGTTATTAACTACCTGTACAAAAGCTCTATCGGAAGCCGCCAGCGCGCCTGTTACTGTATACGCCTCTGTAGCACCGCCACCACCTGTACTTGTAGGCTGGCCCATAAACTTAATAACACCAGCAGGAGCAATCCCTGTTCCAAGCATAGCAAGCAATACTTTTCCAGCGCCAATTGCTGTTACACCAGTGGCACCAATGGTGATATCACCAGATACAGTTACATCAGTAGCAACGCCTGCGTTAC